CCCCCCGGCGACCGCCAGTCAACTCCAGGCGGTGCAGGCGCAGTACCGGGCCGACAGCGGTGAAGGCGATCTGCTCGATGCTCTCAAGGGATGGGACAGCACGGCCAGTTATGCGCAGGAAGTGAAGGTCAGGACTGAGCAAGACTTTGCCCAGGCACAGCGCACCACGTTGTTGGATGCTCGGGTTGGCAACAATGAGTCGAAGATCAGCATCGTTGAAACCACTACCGCTAATGATCGTGAGGCAACGGCTCAACGAATCACCAACCTGACAGCGACAATCAACTCTAACCAGGAGGCTACACAGGCCGCAATGCAGGCCGAGTCTAGTGCCAGGGCAGACGCCGATGGCGCGTTGACCAAACAGGTGACCACTGCGCAATCGACAGCCAACGGGGCGACCGCCAGTGCCGAAACTGCGACCAAAACGGTGTCGGCGCTCGGCGGCAAGGTTTCATCGCTTACAACCATAAAAACGTCCACCACGGTTGGTGGCCGCACGGTGATGGCCGGACTGGCCATAGGTGTCGAAGGGCAGCAGCAGGAGTCGCAAATTCTGGCGTATGCCCAACGCTTCGCAATTCTTGATGAGTCGAGCGGAACCCTCATTGTTCCTTTCGTTGTTCAGGGAGGGAAGGTAATTATTGATTCGGCCATGATTGGGAATGCATCCATTGGTGTTGCCCAGCTTACGCAGAGTCTTCAATCCAGCAATTACATCGCAGGTCAGCAAGGACTAAAGATCAATTTCTTGACGGGAGAATTCGAGTTCAATAGTGCAACTGGTGACGGCGGCCGACAAACCATCAACAACGCTGGGGGCAAGGTCTTCGACCAAAACGGCGTGAAGCGCTACCAGTGGGGGAACTTGGCTGTATGAGTTACGGATCCAGAGATTGGGACGAAAACGGGAACTTGGTTAGGGACACGACCACGTTCACTTATCAGGTGATTTGGCAGGGGGTTATTGATTTCAGCAATACGTCCGGATCAACGGCAAAGGTAATCACGCTGAGCATTCCTGGCTTTGATCCGGCGAACTGCGTCTTTATGGTTATCCCCACAAGGGCGCAGGACATTCAGTCCGCCGAGGGCGATGCCACCGGCAACACCAAGTCTTACCCCTACGTGACCCCATCGGACGGCCAGGTAGTTCTGAGGTCGGCCAACCCGTCAGCAAATCTAGGTAACACAAACCAGACGCGCATTGTCGCGAAAGGCTACGCAGTGAGGTTCAAAGTATGAGTTTCGGCGTTATCAGCATCAACGATAGTTCCTTCGTTCAGATTGATTCCGAAACACCCCGGCTTTGCGTGCTCACGAAGGGCGGCTATTCAGGAACCACAAACGCAAATGTCACATTCCCTCGCGCAGTAACAACCTCAGATCCTCCGATCGTTTTCATCAGGCCTGACCAGAACGGAATCGTTCAGGTGCCTATATCGGTGTGGTTCACCGGCGGACCGGGCAACTGGACAGGCTTCGCAATGAAGGCTTCAAACGTACAGAGCACGCTGAGCGGTCAGTACTTCATTGCCGCATGGGCGTCTATGGGTACTGCTTCCTTCGGTATGCGTATTTGGGGGCCGGAGGGCGAGCTTGTATATGACAGTGGGGCACCGCCAGTCGTCGTCACGTTCGCAGCTGGTAACTGGGCATATGTGGGCAGCGAGCAACTAAGTGTTGGCCAGCGTTACAGGTGGAGCATTGATAAAGCGCTTGGAGTAGGGGAGTTCATATCCATAAACTCGTTCGCCTTTCATTGCCATAACGGGGCAAACGGTGGCGGCTGCGCCATCGGTGTAGATTACGCCAACTCGAAAATAATGCTTTATAGCCTCGCAACAACGGCATGGACCGATCAAGGTCACAGGCCATTTCTCTGCGCAAAACTTACCGCCTAAATCAAGGCGTTTATAAATTAGGAGTTTTAAATGCCTTGGTATAAAGCCGGGACGGTTTCCGTCACCCAAAATTCGAACGCTGTTATCGGTAGCGGTACGGCCTTCATTGCAAATAGCCGAGTAGGCGATGGCTTTCGAGGCCCTGACGGCGGCTGGTACGAGGTCACAAACATTGCCAGCGATACGGCGATGTCGATCTCGCCAAACTATCAGGGCGCATCGAACGGCGCTGGCGGTTACGCGTTGGCCCCGCTGCAGGGATACGTCAAGGATTCTGCCGATGCGCTGCGGGCGCTGGTCAACCAGTTCGGCACGAAGCTCGCTGCGCTGGGCACCACCGGGAACTACGACATCCTGCCGGTATTAAAGGGCGGGACCGGCGCTACTGATGGCGCTTCAGCACTTACAAGCCTCGGCATGAAGGGTGGCGCGTACGACGCCCTGATCAAAAGCATCGGCTTTCGAGGTGCCCCGGTCGGCTACAACGTGCAAGGCCTTTACATGGGCTGGAACGGCAACGGCGACGGAGGTGCGAACTACATCTGCAACCGTGGCGCTGGCCTCGGCGGGCATGCATGGTGGTCCGTGAACTCGGACAACACGGCAGCCGGCCCGGTAATGACCTACTCCTATGGCGGATTACTGACGGTGCAACAAGTGTCAACGACTCTTGTCTCCACCAATCAGATCAACGGATTGACCACGCCTATTACTTTGACTCAGGGCGGAACTGGCGGGAAAGATCAAGCTACGGCCCGCAATGCGCTGGGGCTTGGAGCGGGCCAGGCGCCCGTGTTTGCAGGCTTGGATATCGCGGGGCGAGCTTCATCTTACGGCATNAGAGTCTATCAAGGCCTGATCGCTCACGAAGCCCAAGAGGTTAACCCGCTTGCCGTGACTGGAGAAAAGGACGGCGTGGATGAAAACGGTAACGCACGTATTCAGCAACTCGATCCGATGGCCTTGATCACCGACCTGATGGGAGCCGTCAAGGAACTGCGCGCCGAGGTTATAGCGCTCAAGGCTGCTGCACAGCCAGCGCCCGAACCTGCCGCCGCGTAACACCTGCACAGCAGCACCCGCACCCCGCCATCGAGCGGGTATTTTTTTGTCTGGAGAAACACCGATGCCGATCACCGCGCAGCAACTACTGCAGATCCTCCCGAACGCCGG